TTTCTGGTCAGCGTTTTGTACATCAAACTGAATGACATTGTCAACACCTTTGTAAATCTTTATTGTTTTTGCGTACACGACTGTATTCTCCGTTGTGAATCCTGCCAAATCGGCCAAGAGTATGACTCTATTTGGGTATAAATAACTTTGGATTTTTTGCATTTGGCAAGGACCTTTAATAGTATTTATGGCAAAATTAAGAGACAATATAGAACAAAATTTACCCTTTATCAGCGTAATTAACTACGGCGAAAATGAGTATGTGGGCATAATCATAAATCAGGATCAATTTGTTACCAGCTTTTATGATCTAAATGCTATCAAAACACCAGAAGAAAAAACAGTGTTCTTAGACATAGGAGAAACTTGGTGGTGGGAAAGTAATCGTCAATTTCCTATCAATATTTTTTGCAGAGAGCAAATATATCCGTTTAACTATTGTATCAAAACATTCAACAGTAAAGATGTTAGAGTGCTGTTGGGACCAGTAGTGAATCTCATGAATCTCACCATGAAACGTGTCAAACGCAAATCAGTTCAATTGGTCCGCAAGGTTCGTTAGATTTTCACAAATCAAATTCATCTGTACCACAATCACATGCGCATATGCAATGGCATGTGCCTTCTTAAAGAAGTATTCATCGTTTTCGGGCCTCACCCAAATCTCCAACATCACGGTGGTCCAATCCTTGCCAATCAAGTGCCGTTTCGCGGGCCTTATCATAGCCAATACTGAAGCTAGTTGCTCTATAGTTGTAGGTTTCATTTGTCTCAATATAGAACCGTGCCCGTTCACGTGAAAGAGTTTGTTCACGAAGTCGTCTTCTAGTAAAAGCTCCCATATGGGTTCGGTCTCCATTAGTTTTGTAAGATGTGCTTTGTTTTTGACGCCTTCATACACACTGACATTCAGGAAATCTATTTTGAAATATCCTCTCGATTCAGCTTCCTTGTACTCCAGGGTACTCATGCTTGTGATTGGATTGTACGGGATAGAAGTGCAGTAGACCCCAGTATTGTGTTTCTTGAAAGTATCAAGTTGTGCATCAATGTGTTTTATAACATTCAAGGCAAGTGTTCTATCAGCAAAGTCAATATCAATATCTGGCATTATAGATCCGATTCTCTAATCACTTCTTTAACAAATTCCACATCCGCCGGTAGTTTCTTAAACTTATGCACCCAGAAAGTGGGATCAATCATTGCGCTCACTGCGTTAAGCTGTTCATCATTGAATTTCTGTAGCATGGCTTTGCCGTTGCCGCTGTGCAATATCAACCATGGACTTATTTTTCCATCTTTTATGTCATAGCAGGCACGACTGAGACTAACATAGATAAAGTAATGATGCCAGGCCGCTGAGTTGGCATCGGCCCATTCAACCATGTGACTGATACTGCGTTGGAGAGCAGTTTCCGCGGGTTCGGTTTTAATCAAATCAATCACATATTTTTCGTAAAGCTCCTCTCTGCACCAGTGATCCAGTTTTACATTGCTACGCACAACATACGTAATAAACTGATCTGGATACAGGGGATTTACATTGCTCACAAAGCTGCCAAATTTTACAAATGCATTGTAATAAGGGCTTTTTGCAAATTCTTCATAGGACTTGTCTTTGTACATAGTGGGTTGTGCAAATTTATAAAACTTGTTGAAAGTATCATAAGCCAGCACTACATGTCTTTCAGTTTTGGCCAATGCCCTGCGTTTTTGCTCGCACACATGAACGAATAGAGTTTTTTCTCGAGTGAAATTACTGCCACAATAGCTACATTGATAAGAACTATTTTCAGACGCAAGATTCATTTTAATTTTTTTGCAATAGTTGGCTCATCCATGCCATACTGCCTTGCAAGGTCTTTTATTTCTTTGTCAGTGGAAATTTTTGCCAGCACATTCAGTTCATCCTGTTTGAGATGCGGCATCAGTTCTTCCAACAATTTTACTCGTTTTCCGCCGGTCACTTTCTTCTTGCCAACCCATTCATGAAAGAACACAGTTTCACCGTTGTAACTGCACATGCACAACAACAGCCATAACAGTTTTGGATGCTTTTGCAAACTGTTCCAGTGTTTGTTGAAATATTCATTCACAGTTAATACAAAATGTTCCTGTATTTCTCGTTTTTGGCCTTTAACACTGCTAATGTATCTGTTTAAAATAAAGAACTCACTCTTGAGACTTTTTTGTTGCTCAGGAGTCATTTCGTCCCATGCTTGTCTCACATTCATGTCCACGAATGCCAGTTTTTCCTTAAGTTCAATTTTATCACTCATAGTTTGTCTTTACTCAGCTTGTATATCATTATAACACGATCAAGAGCCTTTTGTAAAGTGGGATTGGTTTCAGCCATGCGATGAATTTCGCCCCACATCTTATTTTCCTGTATCTGTTCGTATAACGGTTTACCAGTACGAGTTCTTGGATCAAAATTTGGATCTGTGGGATCGTGCCTCCAACCTATAGCTTGCCTAGTACTAGGATCGGAACCAAATTCTCTAGCATAAGTCACGCCATCTGTCCTCTCGTATATATATTTTGCACCTGGCTTAAGACTGCCCATTCCAATTTTCCTTTACAAAATTACCGCTGATAGAGATTCTCAAACTGTCACGATCTCTAAAAGGATATACATAGTGTGTGATCTCGGAAGGAAACATAAGAATCATGCGTTCTTCTGGATATACCAGTGTCTGCGGCGGAAACAAACTGTTTGCATGACCATAATTAAACTGTATAGCGCCTTCCACATAGTCTATGCACTGTCTACGCTTGCCTTCGTAATTTTTTAAATAGTCAGGAATTTTTAAATAAATCACATAGCTGACGGTACCCGTATGATTATGCACAGGTTGAAAGCCATCATGTGCTTGTATGTTGATCCATTGATTCAGCAGTCGCAAATTGTGTTTGCCTATGTACTCTTCCACATGTGCTGACAACTGTTGTTCGATAAAAAGTTTGTGTTCTTTTTTGAGGAATTCAAAATCTCTTCCATTAAAGTAATTTTCGTTCTGATACAACTGCTGATACGATGTCAAATGATTGCTATATTGATCCATGAGAAAATCATAGAATTCCTGCGATATCAGGCTTTGATATATCTGTATGCCTATAGGTATCAGTTTCATTGCGCTGGATCAAAGTTTACTGGAACCAATTTGGCATCAAATGCCATGACTGTACGATAGCCCGGACCTTTCCAAGGGTACACTGTGTGTGGCAAGTGACTGGGAAACAGTATTGCAGTGCCCGGAATTGGCTTGTATTTCCACACATCTTGCATGACAAATCTTCGTATGTCTTTGGTTTGTTGTAACTGGAATAATATTTGTCCGTCCGATGAACTGGCCAAGTCTTCATCAATGTCAGGAGCTGTGATATAGATGTTGCCGCTGAGATGTCCATCTGGATGACTGTGCATTTCTTGATAGTCTCCCGCCTGTTGACGTATGGTCCATATACTGGTAACAAGAGGCTTGCAGTATTTTAGTTCTTCTTTGCCAGACTGTTGACTAACAATGTCCATATAGCCTTTGCACAGTGTTTCAAGGTAGTATACCAGCCACAACACATCCACGCCTATGGGATTGGGGTATACATGTATCTGTTGACCGCCACGAATACTCAGCCCTGGATGTGATGAGTCGTCATGTTCTGGTCTGGAATGCATGTCATTGACTAGGCTCAACATGCGGCTAAATTCCACAGCAGGCACATCATCTATGGCCAAAATTGTGGGTTGAAAATAAGCAACTTTTAATGTCATAGTATTTTATCCAATTGAATGATCTCATTTTGTCTTGATATTTCCTTTACAAAATACACACAATCCGGCTTGTCTCCTTGCCGTATTGGTGTGGCCAACAATTGACTATTTTTCATCTTGGGGAAATACCATTTCACATCATTGTAGAAATTTACAATTTCTATCTTTTTGAATTCCACTCTAAAACTGCTGAGAGGATTAAAACACAATGCTTCAAATCCTCTATCATTGAGACTGGTAAGAGGCAATATTTCAATGTCACATCCGCTGGAACTGTCTCCCACAGCAATGCTCCAGTCAATAGGCATGGCAATTTCATTGCCGCCGATATTCAGTACCATGGCAGGTGCATTGAACGACTCCAAGAAAATTAACGGCATAAAGAAAAAATCTGGCTCATTGGGATTGCTGTTATCCAGCACCGCAAATCTTGTGTTTTCGTCCACTTCCTCTGGTAAATTATTTAACGAGAAAGTTTGATTATCTAATGTTAGTATCTGCATGATTCCTTATTTTTGCCAGTCCACTTTTTCTAAAGTAAATGGATACTTGGCGTCCTTGTAAAATTTTTTCCTCGTTGTGAGGTGGCGTTTTGCAAATTTACAAGTTGAAGTCACGTCCCAGATTTGTACAAAGTCTTTGTCTTCTGCTTTACGGATACCACGTCCTATGCTTTGAATAACTCTGACAAACGATTTGCCAGGCTCCAAAAGAACCAAGTTAAAGATCCTAGGTATATTAATACCAACAGCCGCGACACCATAGGTTGCGACCGTAACTTTATTATCCATTGTTGCATGTTCTTTGTACTCCTCTTTCCTCTTTGATCCCTTGACCTCACCTGAAATAAACACTGCGCCGTCTATCATTTCTGTTAACAATTTGCCTGTGTCAATCCTGTTAACCAGGATTAGAGTATTGCCTGATTCCGATAAGCCTTTAATTAATTCACTAAAATATGTCATTCTGTCTTTGTTAGTGACAAGATATTTTAATTCGTCTTGATATGTTTTAAACTCGGGCAGGTCTATGAGTTGTAGCACATTCACATGTAGATTGCTCAAGATCCCCATTTCCTGTAGTTCGTGTGCCTTGATACCGCCCACTACTGGTCCAATACTGGCAAAAATGGGCTCAGCTTCAAATGCATCCTTGGGTACCGTACCAGTTAGTCCCCAGCGTATGGGCGCATTGCACAAATTTTGTGTGAGAAGATTTTTTAGAACTTCTGCTTTGGCCATGTGTACTTCATCCACAATAACTGTTTTTACTCCGTCAAGAAATTCTGCTAGGGTTACTGCAATGTCTGCATCCCAGTTCTTGGATTTCTTGTCTAGTATATTGAGACTTTGCCAAGTGCATATGGTGTGCGTTTTGTTTAAATCTTTTCTGTCACCGTAATATACACCCACATCTAGTCCGCAGTTCACAAAGTCTTCTTCGGTTTGTGTTACTAGATCCTTGTTGGGCACAATCACAATGGTTCTGCCAAACTTTTCACAACAGTGTGACATAGTTGCTGTCATAATTGTTTTTCCTGCACCAGTGGCCACTTCCTGCAAACTTTGAGTATTGGTAAAGAATCTATTGACCACTTCCACTTGATCTTCTCTCAACACAATGGGCTGTCCAGCGTATCTGTGTCCGTTGGGCCACACCATGCCTTGATCTGCCCAGTAGTTTTCAGTTATGGGTTCGAACGCAATCTGTTTGGTAGTGCGTAAATCGTCCAACTGGTCAATGCTGATATCCATGTCACCCAAAATGGATAAGCAACGTTCTAGTTGACTTAGATATCCATTGCCGCCTAGCCCAAACATACTGACCTTGCCATCCCACCGTCCCAACTTGAATGCGGGTCTGTATCTAGCTGTGGGATCTTCGTATTTGAATGCATTGGCCAATTTTTTCCGTGCATCGAGATTCAAGTTTTCAAACTTGATATTCACCTCGTCTTTGATAATTAATTTCACCGCCATGCGCCAGTCCTTGGAGTTTCAGTCATTGGTTGTTCGACAGCATAGTCAATTACCAAATCGCAACAGTTGGAATAAACCGCAGTTTTTCCATGCCTACTGCCCATGCGCGGGTCCATGTTGATGATGCTCATGGGAGTCCATGAGTTTTTCAAGAAAAACTTGGGCAACTTTCCGCTCTGCACAACTGCAACTTCTGTGTGTTCATTCAACATCTTGTTGTACTGCTTGCTGGCTATCATTTGATTGAACGCTTTGCCGTCTTGTGTATTTGCCAATCTAAAGTAGATGCCCACACTGTTGTATATATTGTTTTTTTCCAGTGCATGACTCAATAGATTCAAGTGGTCTTGGAACGCAGATGTTTCTTGTATTTCAAAAATTATCAACAAAGGCAAACGACGCAGAGTTTTCAAACTGCTGATTAGATCCGTTAATGAGTGCTGTTTTTTATCTATCCAGATTCGTGTGGAGGATCTATTTGCTAGGTTTTCTGTTAAGGATTCACCGTGATTTTTGTTTATAGCTGTGGTGAATTTATAACGCATGCTTCGGTCAGCCAGTATCAGAGGATTTTGCAAAACTTCATGATCCACGTCTTGAGAAATATATTTGTGAAAGGTTTTACTGGCAATGCTGTCAATAAAAAACTGATGCTCAGCATCGGCTCTGGTCCATGATTTAATTGTATCGTAATGTTGTTGTATTGCTGGATCGATATCGAACTGCAGGGGTTGCAATATGTCATAGAGAGTAGTGATATTTTTTTCCGTAAGCGCAACCTTGAATGTTTTAAATCCATCTGCTTGTCCAAATTCTTCGAGATTGGTCATTTTGGAGTTAAGCATTTTGCGTATCTGAGAATTGTACATGACTTCAATGGTCAAACACGGGTCGTCAGCACCCAGTGATTCAATGTAGAATTTTTTAACAGACTCCACGATTCTAAAAGGTCTTGACCATAAAGGATCAGATACTGCTTGGTCTATATCATGGGCGCATTGACTCAATTTCTTTTGATTTTCTTTAAGAATTTTTAAAATCAGTTTGCCTTGGCTTTCTGTAACATAAAAACTGCCAATAATTGTGTCGTGTAGACTTTTCAAAGTACTGAAATCTTTCTTGCTAAGATTCGCTTTACTGAGCTCGTTGTGTTCTATAACAATTTTATGTAATAACTGATCTACGTTCATATGTCCAAGTATACACTATGTAATTTCAAAGGTCAACCTTAAAGAAAAAAATAGGCCTAAATATATTTAAGGCCTATAGTGATCATTTTGGGCAAATTGATCAGAGACTGGAATCTTCCATGCCTGCCACTCGCAGTTTTACTATGTTTGTGATCATCCACTGTTTTTGATCCAGTGCCTTGGTTATACTGAGCCACTTGTTGCGTAGCAAGGCAAACTCGTTGATAATTTTTTCAAAGTCAACAACGTCGGATTCGCCTTCTACATAACGCTCACAGTCCCTACTGCTTAGAGCACGTTGATAGTTTTCTAAATATTTACGAAAGTGACTGCTCTTAAGTCGCCTTAGTTCAATGTTGAGGTACTCCAGTATGGCTTCAATTTCTTGCAGTTGACTAAATCTCTGTTCAACTACTCCGGGCATGGCTGCCGCGGCACGTTCAATATTGCCACTAACACGACATTCAGATTTTGCAATCAATAATTCAGATTCAAAATATTCAGCCGCATCAGGTATATTGGAAATATCTTTGGCTACACTAGCGTACCAGCCCATTAAAACTCCAGTTCGTCAACATCGTCTTCATCATCGTCGGATTCTTCATCCATGTAATACTCAATGGCTTGATCTAACACTGAATCTATGCCAATAGCACCTTGCATGACTCTATCTGATGTGCCAAAGTCTGCAAGTAGATCAACATATCTTTCAGCCGCTGTTTCTAATTGTTTCTTTTCGATAAACTCGGTAAAAAACACCCAGATGTCACCAATTTGTTGTTCATTCAACATTGTCTTCCGTCTCCTCAAGAATAGTAGGAATTGTATTAGTAGTTTTGATATGAAACTTGTTCATTATCATATCTAATTTATCATCTTTCCATTCTTTACGATAGAATTTAAATTCTTCACCAGTCTCTGGATCAACCCACTTGAGTCTGTTGCCTTCCTGGTTCAACAAGCCGGCTTTCTCGCACATATCAACCATGCCTGAATAAGGATTCATGCCAGTTTCGTATGGAATCTTAATTTGCACAGTTTCAAAAGGTTTGCTGTAGCGAGTTTTCATGATCTTGCATGATGCACGAATGCCCATGACATCTGACACCTTGTTGCCATCCTCGTCTTCTTTGAGTTTGAGTTTTTTCATAGCAACAACAATTGAACTGGCATAAACAAATCCTTGTCCGCCTGAGATCTTGTCATCGGGATCAAACATGTCTTGACTTGCGTATGTGTGGTTAGTACATACCATGCCCACATTGTAAGATCCAAACATGTTTACACAGTTTCTAACCAAACTGGTCAGTGCTTTAGGTTTACGGCCCATGTCTCCTTTCATGTCACCAGCTTGAAACTGGTTAATGTCAGTAGGGGTAAGCAACATACCCAATGAGTCTATGACAAATAAGACTTTGGGACGTTCTGCCATTTCTTTGTATTCTTTCATGAATTCATGAATAGTTTTAGCCACATCATCGATCATGGCCATGTTGAGTTTTAGCAGTTTGTCTTCGCTGGTATCTACACCGAGTGCATGTAGCCATGTTTCGTCAAGTGCATTTTCTGTATCAATCAAGATAACATAAATGCCCTGTGCTTGTGCATTACGCACTAGATTGCCCGAACAGATAAAACTTTTTCCTGCGCCCGATTCGCCAGCAAACACAGTTACTTTGCCAAGTGGAATGCCTTTGTGGAAATCTCCACTAATAAGGTAGTTCAGTGTGTAATTGCCTGTACTGACCCAATCTGTAGGATCGTTGAACCCTACACCAAGACCATCAATACTCTTGGTCAAGGTCTTTCTAAATTTTGATAGATCGAAGGCTTTTGTAGCCATAAGTTAATTCTCCTAAAAAGATAACCCGAGCATACAACTAGGTTGCAGAGGCTCGAGCCGTGTTTTGCTTTATGCTTTTTGACGATTACGAATCATGGCCAAGATATCTTCAGCACGTGATTCACCACCAGCTGGTGCAGTTGCTGCCTTTAGGGCAGGAGTTGCTTTAGCTACTGGAACATCTTCTTCGTCATCATGTGATACTGGAGCACTTGCCTTAGGAGTTGACTTGACAGGATCGCCAGTGTTTTGGCTCATGCCTGCTGGTTTGAAGTATTGACCCCAACGATCCATGTCATATGTTTCACCGTCAACAGAAGCTTCAAACATTTCTTTCATGACCTTTAGTTCAACTTCGCCTGGCTTCTTGGGCAAGAAATCATTCAAGTTGTACAAGCCGTGCTGTTTGATAGCCGCCTGTTCTGCATCACTTAGTGGACGCTCGCGACGTGCCCAGCTTGATGTTGAGTAGTCAGCATAACCGCCTTTGGAAGTTTTCTTCATGCGATAGTCTAGGCCATGCACCAGGTCAGTTGGCAAATCTTCCAGTTCTGGATCAACTAGTGCCGCACGAATTGATTGGAAAATCTGTGGGCCGATAATAAATCGACGGATTGAATTTTCTGGTTGATCTTCACTCTTTTCGCCAAGTCCATCTTCAACAACGAAGCCTTGGAAAATATAGGAACGTTTTTTCCAGTACTTACGACCCATGTCTTCCAGTGCAGGGTCTTTGAACCAGCCGCGAACTTCGCTCAGGATTGGGCAAGTGTCGCCATACATTTCAACGCACGGAACTTGTACTGTGATTTGTTTGCTTTCGCTTTCACCTTTGATTCCGGCAAATGGCAATTTGATCATTGCACGTTCTACCCAGAAAAAAGTGTTGTCAGCGTTACCGTCTGGTAAGAATCTAAGTGTAGATTCGCCGCCTTCTTTTAGATTCCAGAATGGGTAAATGGATTTGTCCCCACCGGATTTGTTTTCCGAACCACGTTGTTCAGATTGTTTTAGTTTTGCTCTAATTTCAGCCAAAGATGCCATAATTGTTCTCCTTAAATATGCCTTTGTTTGCCTAATATTGTTTTACACCCTGTAAAACAAAAAGTGCATACATGTTATTGTACGCACTTTTATTTAGTAAAGCAAGAAGAATTATGCTCTAAATGTGAGCATTTTACTCAATTATCTATGATACACAAGACTCACTAGTCTGGTCAGTTCGTCTGATTGGAAATCAACCGATTCTTTGAATCCCACACGTTGAGCTATGGACTTGTCCTCTGGACTCTTGAAATAGCTGAGTGGGGGTTTGGCTCCTGGCATTCTATTCATGATGTAAGGATCTTGACGATTTGCGCCACCGAGCCATTTTTCTTGCTCAGGAGTTGGTGTCCATTCAGCTTTTCTTTCTTCTTCTGATTGGCCGGCAGATGAATCCGCTTGAGCTGCTGAATTACTGGCATTAATTTTTACAGTACCTGTAGCAGAAGGTAAACTAGCGACAGCGGCATCAGTACGATGACTAACATCTTTGGCAAAATCTTTAGCACCTAAGATACTTTTAACCTGAGGAATTGTATCGGCATATTTTCTGGCAATTTCAACATATTTGGGATCACTGAATACAACGCCAGCAGTTTCATTCCCCCACTTGCCGTCTGGACCAAACTTTGGAAATTTTCCGCCAGCTTTTACTATTTCGTCTTGCAATGATTTTACATTTTTATCAAATGGTATAGTACTTGGAGATGGCCGAAATTGATTGCGAACCGAGCTAGGGTTGTCTAATACAACTTTACTAGGATCAATAGGTTCGTTGTCTAGTTTAACCTTGCCAGGGTCAATAGCTTGTTCAAATAAATTTAAAAGATTTCGTATGGAGCTCATTGTGCATATTCCCATTTACCGCCTTTAAATATAACTTTTTTACCGTTATATGTTCCGGTTGCGCCTTCTGGAGGTGCTGCCGGTGATGCTGCCGGTGGTGTTGCCGTTGGTGTTGCCGGTGGTGTTGCCGTTGGTGTTGCCGGTGGTGTTG